ATTTAACGTGGCTGTGCGGTATTTACGCGGCGGGGTGGACGGACTGGACAGCTCAGATATACCGACCAATGTCGCGGTGCCCTCGATCACCTGCACTGCGCCCGTCGTGGAGAGGATGGAGTACTGGCCAGCCAGGCCGCCTGTGACTTGTGCTGGGAGGTCTCCGTTGCCACTGCCAGGCGAGCTCGGGTCTGCTGGCTCATCGCGCGGCGGTGTCGCTGAGATCGCACCGGAGGCGCTGCCTGAGAGCACTTCCTGCGGGCTGAGCGTGTCGGGAGGTCCGTACTCCAGCGCAACGGTGCCGGCTACGTGATCGTAGCTAGCCGCGCGCACGAGCGCGTGACATGTAGCCAGCGCGGTCTCTCCGCCTGAGAAATCGTGCACCTGGCCAAGCCCGTACGTGTATGGATCGACATGTGCCGGAGGGTAGAGAGTGCACTCGCCCTCCCAATGGAGCGGAGAGCAGGCGGCCCAATAATCGGCGGCCGCGGACGACGGAAAGTCGCTCACCGGAGTGCCGAGAGTCGGATCGGTCGAGTATGCGCCCAGCGAAAACTTTAGCTCGCTGCGCCTGTCGGCTGGTGCGGAGTCGGAGCCGTATTCGTACACGCTCGTGTACTGCGTCTCAGTGATGTCGCCGGCTGCGGTCCGCTCGCGATTTGTGCGCGTGAGACGCCAGCGCAGGTAGAGCAGTCGCAAATCCTCACGAGCGCTGAGTGACCATCCACGGATGCGGTCGCGCGCGGTCAGGTCGAGTGTGACAGACGTGCAGTTGTCGCGGGTGATGCAGTGGAGCGCGGGAGTGGAGCCGGAGGCATCGACCCACATGACGGCATCTGGCCGGTATTTGGTGCAGCGCTGGAGTGCGGCGAGGCAGTCGAGGTTTACCACGTCCTCGGGCTGGTTTTTAGTCGAGAGACCAGCGGTGGTGCCGAGGTCTAGGCCGGGCGAGTAAACGGTGCCGGCATAGTCGCAGATGCGTGCCAGCTGGGCATCACTGCTGGAGCCGTACTCCCAGCGGTAGTACCCCTCGGCCTCCTCATCCGGTACAAAGCCACCTCCAAAGAGTCGCACCTCGGTCGTGGTCGTATCGGACAGTGTGTAAATGTAGTGGTCGAGCGCGGACGACGTCGGTGAAAATACCTCTGACACGATGCGTTTCGCGAGAGGAGTGTTGCGCAGGCGGTGCAGGATGTCGCGGGCCTCGATCGCGACGTAGCTACCCTGAGCGTCAAACCCTGTCGTGACCGGGCCGAGCCACCCACAGAAGCGGCGGACGGAGTTGACCCAGAGCTCAATCAGGTCGCCGTAGGCCAGCGCGGTGCTCGGGATCGCAGTCGTGTAAATCTCGCCGGCGAGACTCGCAGGTTGTCCGGCTGTCACGGTGTGCACGAGCGAGCGGAGGCTCGCCTGCGTGAGCGTGTAGGAGGTGCCGGCGATTTTGAGCGAGATGGTGGGCACGCGAAAAGGGCGAAATGTGAAGGGTGAAGAGTGAAAAATCAGGCGGCGCGCTGCGCGAGCTGGTTGAGTCGCTGGCGGAGGTTTTCGACCTGGCTGCGCAATTTGGCCATCTCGCTGGCCTGCTGCTGGGCAATGGTGACCTGCTGCTGCCCGAGCGATACCAGCTGCTGCATGCCTGCTGCGGACTGCGTGGCGGCGGTCTGCTGGGCGGTGGCGGCGGCTTGCAGGGCGGTTGTGAGGCCGGAGGCATCGACCGGCTTGGTGTTGTCGGCGACGGCCTTGGCGGCCTCGGCGGCGGCTTGGATGGAGTCGGCGGACTGTGTTGCGGAGTCGCCGGCCTTTTGCGCAGCGTCGCGCAGCGGCGTGGCGAGGTCGGGGAGCTGGTCGGCCTGTCCGGCTTTTTCGGCGGCGGTGCGCGGGGCGTAGGTGGTGACTGGTGACGGTTTTCGTCCTGCCGAAAGCAGCGCTCTGCGTTTTGCGACGGCCGCATCCTGTGCAGCCCAGTCACCGCGAGCAGCGGCATCTTCGGCCTCTTTGCCTAGCGCATCAATTTCGTCCTTCGATGGTGCGCGTTCGGCGTCTTGCTGTTTCGATTTTGTCTGGCGTGTCTGGCGCGTCAGGCGCGTCGTTTCAGTCTCAACCTTGTTCACCTCAAGCGTCGCACGCGCAGCACGCTCGTCTTCATACGCCTTTTCTTCTTGGATACGGGCCTTTTCATCGAAATCCGCTTTTGCTTTTGCAGCATCATCCCTTGCGCGCTGAGCAAGAAGAGATTCTCTAACAGCTGCAGAAAACTCGGTTGGACTAGCTCCAGACTCAAGGAGAGCCCTACTTTTACTGAGCGCCGACTCAAACGCCGCCTGCTTGTCCCTTAGTTCGGAGTCAACTCTGTCGCGTTCAGTCTGTACTCTTCGTATCTGCTCTTCTGATTCGCGTATTTGAAGCTGCGCAGAAAGCCTCTCGTTTTCAGAGGCAATGTCTTCGTATTTATTCCTTACCTGAAGTCGCTTGTCGTCATACTTCTGCTTGATTTCATCGCGCTCTTTTTCTGTCTTTGCTGTGCGCAAGACAGATTCCTCCTCCTTATCAATTCTTGCGATGTCCAACTTCTGCTGCGCGTTATTCATTTGCTCTACCTCTTTCCTTGCGCGTGAAGCAGCCTTTTTGAAATCGTCGTATGCCTGAGTTAGCTTTTCAATACGCTTCAACTGCTCGTCAAGTGATAGCTTTGCGGCATCTCCAATCTTCTTATACTCTTCACTGATTGGCTTGATTTTTTTATCGTGCTCCTCCCATGCGTTCGAGCTCTCAATAATCTTTCCAGTCAACAGCTTTATCCCAGCCAGTAGTAGGCCAACGGCGGATACTAATACCATCACAGGGCTTGCGTTGAGTATTGCAAAGAAGGCACCAGCCGCTTTTGACAAACCAAAGAAAGCACCTTCACCGCCCTTCGACGCAGCGGAAAGCCCTTCGATTACATTCTTTCCGGCTGCTGCTTTTATTTCAGCCTCGCCAATTCCACCGGCCATCCCCCTTGCGCCTGCGGCGGCGCTATCCATTGACTTACCGAGCGACTTGCTTGCGTTGCTCGCGCTGTCAAAGCCCGAATTGTCGGCCGTGCTCTTCAGCCTGATGTCGATTTGAGGCATGGTATTGCTTTATCAACTATTTGACGCTGGCCCTGCGGCGAACTGGTAAGTGATGCTTACGAGCTTACCTTGCGTCGGTGATTGTTGAGCGGTCGCGCTGGTGTAGCAGGCATTTGAATACCTGCGAACAACGCCGTCCGCGTATGTGAAAACAAGGTCTCCGCTAGTCGGTAGTGACGAGGCCAAGTCATGACAGAAAAGCTCCGCCGCCTCGACGGTTGAGAAAAGACGGCGGACGGTGAATGCAGGCGACGTGCTACGAAGACCGCGCGCCTCGTAGCTCTCGCTTGATGCGAGTGCGATGCCTGCCGGCTGTACCTGCTGGGACACCGGAATGCCGACACCTCCCGCATACTCGTAGGAGGTGTCGGAGTCAGTATAGAGCGTTGCCGCCCCGTATGCTACTGACACCATTAGGCGATTGACGCGTCAGCAGTGTATGTGATCGGAGTGTCTTCTGTGCTTTCGGCCATCAGTGTCGTGATCACTTTCTTATCCATCGTGACCTCGCCGTCGCGAGTGATATTTGCCGCAAACGTCGAAGACTTAAGCGCGCATTTCCCGCTAGCATCATCCGGGTCTCGCACCCAGATTGTAACGCCTCTGGCAACCGCGAGGCCGCTCATTCGACCCTTGAAAATGTCGAGAAGTCGTTTCGCCTCGTCAACCTCCCAGCTGACTTTATTAACACTCTCGGTGATGACCTTGCGCTTAGTGCGCGGGACTCCATCTGTGCCGTACCGCTTAAAGTCTTCATACGACTCAGTTCCACCCTCCCTCAGAGTGTTAGACTCGAACACCTCAACAGGGGCGAATACGCCAGCGGAACCTGCGGCTGTAATTGTAATGGCAGTACCGCCAGCCGTAGCGGAAACCTCGAACGTGTCAGTAACAGCGGTTACAACGAAATAGTTTGTTCCTGCGGTAAGCCCGGTGAATCCTGTCCCGCTGATAAACTGCACCATGTCGCCAACCGAAAAACCATGGGCGGTGGCGGAGATTGTGGCGGATGAACCAACAGCAGTCGCGCCGGTAACTGAGCCGGCGGACAGTACGACCTGAATTACTTTCTTGCCGGCATAGATTGACTTGGCGGCGTTAAACGGAGCGGTAGGGAGTGCCATTGTGTGTTTTTGGTTTTGTTGTTAGATTGATACTACTTCAAGATGCAGGATTCGCAGCATTGCTTGCGCGAATTTTCAACGGATCAGGGACGGCTATCTTCGTTTCCCTGTTGCTGCGCTCAAGCTGAACTGCCCATCGTTCCATTTCGGATACAGACCAGAATCCAGCCATCTGCTTCCTGATATCGCGAATCTCCTCAAGCGTGTCGCGCATGTAGTTCGCGAGCCTCCACGTTGCCACTATCATTGAGATAGTTACAGGTATTGCGACTAAAAGAGAAACCTGTATGGCAGTTTCTGGAGTAATCATTTTATGTGTGTATCCGTTGTCAGAATAAGGCGATAAATGCGAGCAAAAGAATTGAGATTCCTGCAAAAATCTTGGCGTTTCGATGCTGATAAACCGCAACACATGCACGCCATGAATGGACCGCAGCACAGCATGCGTGAAACTTTGCCTGCTCAAGTGGGCCAATGATTGGTGGCTTGTTGTCTTTGTTCATCGGATTTCAACTGGTGTAGACACTTCGATCATGTGAAGAACGTATCCCTTTTCGCTGACTTCTTTGTCAAAGCTCTCGACTGTGAATGGGCTTTCGCTTCCTGAATCTGGTGCGGTAACTGCGTTTAGCACTGCGTGAAGAAGCGCGTCATCAGCAGGAGTGTGCGCAACTGGTATGCTCTCTGCAATTACGAGCGATGTGGTTGCGCGCATCGTCTGCCATCGGCCTGCGCGCGCGTCCGATTTCACGCCTGAAACAATGCCGATCTCGAACACGACGCCAGAATCCGCAAGCCGTGACGCCAAAAACGTGGATACGTCTTCGTCTGTCGAAAGCGATCCTCCACTGGTTTTCTTGCATCCACGAAATCCAAAAATCAGCCCAGGTAAAAATGCCGCGGTTGTTGCGTTTCCTGATAGCTTCGCCGCAAGCTCAGTTTGTACTTCGTCGAGTCTCATTTTGAAAATGCCTGGTTAAATAGCTCGCGCTCTTTTCGTGTGATGTACTCCACCATGTCTGCGGTAGCTGTATTGATTGCTCCAACTACGACTTGGTGTTTCGCGTCTGTCGCGGAAAGACCCTCGGTCTCTCCTACGATTCGCATTTCGTTTTCCGTTCGCTCGACGTAGCCAAGCGTTTTCCCTGTGCGGTTCGGTACGATGTATGTTCCACGGGCTTGGCTACTGCGTTTTCTAAACCACAGGAACGATGCCGCAAGCACTCCAATTCCAGACTGTCGTGCCGAGAGCTCAAGGCCAACAGCCCTACGCCACAACTGAGACCGAACTCCGCGCATAACGGATCGCTCCTCAATCGCATTAGACCAGTCGTCTAATGTTCCACTGTTTCGCGCACTCCTCTTTCGCTGGCCGATTGATCGAAGCTCGCTGTTAATCTTGCCTCGTTCGCTTCTGTATTTCGCGAGGATTGAATCACGAACCTTTATTCCGCGCCCACTTTCCGACCTCTCGCGCAATTCTTCCGCAGCGACTCCCTTCCGCTTAGGTACTCCGCCAAACTGGTGCTCACGGAATCCCTCGAATAGCTTTATTCCTAGATCGCGTCCCTTCTTTTCAAGAATATCACTCGGCAGCTTTTTCGATAGCTGCATGTACCGATCAAGCCGCTCGTTGAACTGGCCAAGGCTTGTCTCGATTGAGATCATGCGGTAGGAGACACGAGGATTTCAGTGATTCCAGACGGCTGCAAATCCGGCCTGCGTCCAATCGTGAAGGATACGCCATTAACTGACACAACTCCTCCGCGAGCCGGGGCGATTGACTGCGCGGCCAGAGAGGCGGTCAGCACGCACAAAAGAGCAGACCTGTCAGGTGCGCCAAGCAACCTAGAGTCATCTGGGTTTAATTGGCCAAGCACGCCGCTTACTGACTTTGACCCAAAAACACACGGCACTCCGCTAACCTCAAGCAAGGCCGTGAATCCCTCGGCGAGTGCGGACTGTGCGGTTGTTGTCATGTGTCGGAAACTACTGGAACCATGCGCACTGTTTCAAGCAATGCGCATGGTGCCAGAGTTTTGATGCTATCAGATGAGGACCGAGAGCTTCACCGAGCTAGCCGTGTTGTCGCCACCGTCCGTAAGGACGGCGGTGTTGACGCGGATGTATCGTTTAACGGACGACGGCAGGCGAACAACCCGCGAGGCAGCAGCAGCGCCATTGTCACCGCCGGTCACTACCAGCGTAGAGAGGCCAGTAATGGCGGCAAACGTGGTGTTGTCAGCCGAGTCATGAAGCGTGCATGTAACCGTCTTGTTTTTGGCGAGGTTTGCGAGGACCGGTAGAGCCACTTCAACCTCAATCGAGTCTCCAACAACGATTGGAGTCGGACTACCAAGGTCAATCGAGCCGCTGTCGTTGTTGGCGCCGGCGGCCGGGAGCGCCTTGGTGACGGAGAGAAGAGCATCGCGGCGTGTATGAATAGACATTGTTTTTCCTTTTTCTATTGGTTGTTGGATGTTCGATTACGACTCGAGTGCATCCGTGTTGAGGATAGAGTCGGTGGCGATAATCTTGATGCCCTCGAATTCCGTAGGATACGGAGCGACGTTCGGCTGATTCGGACGATTGGTGCCGGTGCCATACAGAGCCACCGTGCGCGACGCCTGGAGTTGCGCGATGCTTCGACGGCTTCCGAAGATGGCATCGGGGCGAACGCCAACCGGGAACGTGGCGATTAGTTTCGCGAGCAGCGCATCCGTGAGACCCTTGCCGGAATCGGCGGTGAGATTGTAGATACGGCGAGCGCAGTTTTCGTTTCCGATCTGGAGGCCGACCCACGCGGTGAGCGCGGCGGCGTACGCCTCGTAGCCCTTGCCTTCGGAATCGGTGACTGTCTCGTTTCGCCATTCGCCAAGCTCCATAATGGAGTTCTGACCGAAGACGAATTGCGCGTCTTGCTCGCCAAACTTAACCGCGTACACGGAACTTGCGGTGTTAGCAGTAGAGCCGCTAGCGTCGATTGTGAGCTCATCGCCGGCAAGCGTTTTGCCGCCAGCAGCAAGAAACGCTTTGAACCCAGCAAAGCCCTTGGCGTCGCTCGAAGTTCCGTACCATGTTTGCTTGCCGATTCGCTGCATCGCGGCGCGCATGACACCGCTAGCCTCGATCATCTTCCACGCATCAGCGCCGTCCTCGTAGGCGTCGGCTACGGCCTTGTCTGCGCGGATGAGCGAAGACAAGATGAAGCACTCGACGAGGTTCTTCTTGAAGGTGGATTTCGATGGAGCAACACCTGCGTTTGCGTCACGGAAACCAACAGTCGGAAGGCCGGTGCGCACGCCGGTCGTGTAGGTTGTACCCTTGATCGTGCGCGACGGGAAGATCGAGAGTTCGGGAGCAGAGGAAATGTTTTCCTCGATGAGGCCAATAACCTGATCGTTACCGTTCAGTTTGGCAATATCCAGCAGTGTAGCTTGAGCCATTGTTGTAGTTGTTTTTTGTTACTGAAAATCAGTTCTTGTTTTTTGCAGCCGCGATTGCGCGAGCAAGGCCGGTCAACTTCGGTTCGTTACTCGACGCCTCAACGCGCATAGGAGGCGCGCCGGCTGTTTTCTTTTTCGTCTGGAAACTGGCGAGAATCTTTCGGCCAGCCTCTTGATCCTTGACGATCGCATCGACAATAACAGGCCGCACTGCTTCAGGAATGTCGAAGATTGCAGCGTGTCGCTCAACGTCGGATACAGCAGACGCCTTTACGTGCGTGTCGTACTTTTCCTGAAGACTGGCGAGCGACGCCTTTGCGGCTGTTAGCTCGTCCATGTTTTCCTTTACGCTAGAAGCGGTGCCAATGAGCTCCGCGATTTTGGCGAGGATTTCGGCCTCGGCTGCCGTCTCGGGTAGACCGAGAGCCTTTGTGATTTCCTGCATGTTTTTTTGTGCCGTGAGCGATGCGGCAATACGCTCGATCTGTTGGAAAGCCGGTGTATTGACGAGCGCGCCAATAGGCCCGACAGTTGGAATCCCCTTAACGCCTCCGTCTTTATCGACGAAAAATTCAGGGGAAAAATAAGAGAATACGCGGCCCTCTACAGCATCGCGCCCAGCCTTCGTCCATTCGACGCGACAGCGAATACCGTCTTGCCAGAAAAACTCGATTGGAATTGCAGCTGCGGCTCCGGACTCATGGCCAAAGTCGATAAATGGGCGCGATGCCTTTCCTTCGTCGGCAAGCGAACGCGCTTCTTGTAGCTGCTTGTTGAGTACAGCAACCGCATCCTCTTTAACCGAAACAGTTACGCACGCGGGTTCATCATCAAGTGAGCACTGAATTTCATGCACACCAGCCGGCATCCATTCGATGGAATCAGGCAGGGCGGAAACGTCCTGCGCTATCGGTGCTGTTGAAAATGCGCGTATCCGGTCTTTCATGCTGTCGGTTGTTGCGTTTGCTGCTGTTGCTTCGGCTGTATCGCGGAGAAAATTCTGTCGATAACGTCTGGAGAAATTAACGGGAATGCCGCTCCGGCAATTGCCTTGGCGGATTCCCTCGGAAGCTCTCCGGTCGCGACCTTTAGCGCGATCTCAACTAGACTCTGAATCTGCGCTCCATTTAGCGCAGTTGACTGCACCTCTCTACCTGCTGCGGCATTTGATTGATCGTCTGTCTTGGTGGACGGCGAATCCGTTTGCTGAACAGCAACTGGAGCAGGTTGGGCGACAGCAGGTGTATCAACGTCAAAGAGACGCTTCATCAGCAGCGCGTCGATTTGAGGATCAGTCAATGCCGGGTTTATCTCTCGCATCTCGGCTCGAAGCTGCCTGATATGCTCTGCGCCATTTGCGCCAAACATTCCGCAGTATTCGTCAACTGTCATTGCGCCACTCGCGATGTCGGCGCGGTCGCTTGCGCTCGTACGCCCATCGTCGACGGTGAGCTTTCGCGGGAACTGGAAGACAACCTCTTTCCAGTCTACTGGACGCGTGTCGTTCAGTGACTTCGTATTCTCGACAAAGTATTCAAAGACACGATGCAGCCCATACGAAATAAGCTGCTGCCACTGCTCGACTACTCGCTGCGCGCTTGCAAGGTCTCGACGTGTGTCTGCGCCTCCGACTTTGATCTGGAGAAACGCACTAGGCGGCATGTCGCCAGCCAAGCAGAAAACGGATACGAGAAAGTCAATGAACCCCTGCCACGCTGTAGATGGACGCTGCGATGTGACTTGTTGGTACTCCTCATCCGTATCCAAAACAATACCCTCTGGGCCAACAATGTCCTTGTAATACTGGTCTGGCTTCGTGGCGTCGGTTGACTTTTCACCAACCATTCGCCCGCGTTGCGGAAGCGTTCCGCCCTTTCGCTTAATGACTTCAACAGTAGTTCCGGCAGCCTTACTGGCCGCCTTCTCGATATTGATTAGTTCCTCGACATCTCGCGCTGTGTTGATAGCCGGGGTGAATAGCGGGACACCTCGACGTTGACCTGGGCGAGTTTGGCGAAAGAAGTGAACTACAGTTTCAGCCGAGTACCAATCAGGCGAGGCCCCATCTTGCCCAGCCGGAGCGGCACCCTTTGGAACGTAGTAGAGCGGCCGGCCAACGTCATCACACTTGATATCCTCAATTGCATGCGACTCGATAAGCTGAATACGAGGGGCATTTGTCTCTTGGTCGGACGTGAGAAGTAGGAAAACCTCTCCATCGACTATAAGGCTGTGCGCAATCACCTGCTGGATTGCGGCCATCGAAGAAACGCAGGACACGTCGCACACTCTCGACCATTCAGAATATGCGGCCGTGCATGACTTCGCCCACGCCTCGTCTTTGCTGGCAGACGAAGCCATGATACCGGTCCCGACGATAAGCGTTGTCATGCGCTTCGCCGCACCAGAGTAAACCGCGCTGTTGCAGTCGAGATACCGAGAGTTTTTCCGCAGCGCCGTAAGAACGCTAGGCGTCAAGTCCTTTACTGCGTCCTGAACAGTGTGCGATATGGACGAGCGGTTTTTGCTCGACGAAGCCGCGTCATAACCAGCGCGCACAAGATGATATTCGACGACGCCAGTTTTCGCCTGTCGCTGAGTTGCCGATACGGCCTTAACTCGCTTCGATTTACGGCTCATCACGCAAACCCTCCGGCTCCGTAGAACCTAAAGCCGTAGCTTGTTACATCATCACCGATCAAAGCCAGAGCTGCGTTTACATCCGAAGCACCTACCCACGCGCGAGCTTCATCAATAAGCGTAAGCGCTACGGACGGCTCCCACCCATCGAAGAACTGAAATGTAGTTGATGCTCCGGCTACGCTCGTAGCCTGCACTGCACGCCCTGACGATTGTGCCGCAAGCGCCGCATCTGCAAGCGTGTCAAGAAAAGCATTGCGAAGAGTTTCAGTGGCACCGCCAACGCGAAAAAGCCTTCGGCAAAACTCTCTGCGTATTGGATATGTTGGTACCACGCACAACGCGTATTCCCTAAACTCATACCAACGTCAAACTTTTTTGCACCAACAATTGGATTTATTCAGGTAGCTCGACGCGAACTTCGCGAGACTCGAACCCAGACGGAAGTAGTCCCGCCTGCATCGCACACAACACCTGCATTTTTGCGCAATCGAACGCGTGGTTGTTCCCGCTTGGGCAAACCCATACCATAACCTTTCTCCCAGTAAACTTATCGACCTTCGGGCGCTTAAATTCTGCACTCATCTGCTTTCTGTATTCGCGCTCGATTTCGTTCTGCTCATCGCCCTCCGGCTCAATCCATAATCCATGCTCGATAAGCTCAGCAACACGATCAGCCATCGCCGGAGCTGAGAATCTGTATAGCGGGCATGAATACCGGCCCTCAGTGCTAGTGCCTTCGCCTGGGTCTCCGTATGTGATTGGCGCCCATGGTCTCTGAACGCGCTGAGCTTGCTGTCCTCGCTCTGCAATGTTGTGCCAGAAATATGGCTCGTCAGTACCCTTCAGCGCAAACCAGCCGTAGCGGATGCACGCAGAATAAACACCATGGTCTCCCTTTGGCCTGTATCCAGAGTCAACGACAACGCACTCGGGAGGGACGCCGTATTCTATTCGCTTAGACTCGATGTCCGCTTCGGAGTATAGCCGGCCAAACCAAACGCGCCGGCTTTCACCAGTGCCTTCTCCCCATGCCCTTATTGAAACCCAGTAGACATCCTCCGACTGCCTATCGCATGACATGAATCGCATTGCCTCGCCGTCCCATAGCTTTTCGCTGGGGTTTGTCACGGTAATTGGCATACGAGCAAAAGGTATATCAGTGTCGTGTATCGTCCGCTCACTACGATGTAGCGCGCACCTCTTCTGGAAAAACTGAACCATTGGGCCAAAGTTACCGACCTTCTTTGCCTCCATGGCAGACAGCCAAAGCTTCACCAGCTCAGGCCAAGGGTAAAAGATTAGCGCGTGCCAGCGGAATGTGCATTCGGTCGGAGGATTCTGCGGATCAAACCTAGCTCCAGTATCTGGCCTGATGTATTCGCCGCCTCGATTCCAGGCTGAAAGCGTGCGCTGCGAATAGTCGTGCACATGCCCGCACCTCGGGCACACAAATCGTACGCTAGCGGCGGTTGCCTCTTTGTCGTAGCTCCCGTCCCCAAACTTTACCGAGTCATAAACTGCACCAGCCTTTACCCCGCTAGAAACAGGGATGCTCCACTCGGGCGCAATCAGCTCGTTGCACCCAGCACACGGCACATGCCAAACAAACATCACGCCCTCGCGCGTCTCATAATCCCAATCGCTCTCATCCTCTCCTCCCTGAGAGATGGCGAGAAACTTTGACGACTGCGTAACAACGAAATCGCCCAGGCGCGCCTTAGCCTCCCCCAATACTCCAGGTGCATAGAGCCACGGCTCATCGCACACAACCCACTTAAAACCGCGCGACTGAAGGCCACCGAGCGCAGGGCCTTGAATCGAAAATGGAAGGCCGCTAGAAAAAAGAATATCTGACTTACGCGTTTTATGCCTGTCGATCGACAGCATTGGTTTGATGGCACGAACGGATTTTAGCGTAGGCATCGTGCGCGTCTCCGCGTGCGCCTGGGCGATTTTGTCATC